TCCCATGAATTTTTAATGTCAATTACCTCATCGGCCAAAAGGATGTCAGGAGTTCCCGTGAAATAATCATCCTCAAAGGTATCTTCGTTTTTCACTACCATTGATAAATCTAGCCAATCAATTACTTGGTCAATAGCGTGCGACTCAAGCGCGTTGCCCTTGTCCAAGTACTTCGAATTTATTTCCTTTTGATAGCCGTAAATTTGCTCCTTTAGCCAGTCCTCAACGTATGTCTGAGTCGTTTTTGAAATCAAATCTGATTTATTTCTAGGGTTAGTCATAACCTTTCCTGAAGCCGAAGCTCTAATTTTAAACTCCTTCATCGCTCAGCATTTTAATTTGTTCGTCTGAAAGGTCATAATTCTGAGAAAGCTGCTCGACTGTAATAGAGCCTTCCTTTACTGCCTGCACAGCCTTCTTCCATTTATCGCTTCCTACTTCGATTGTCGGAGCGATTTTTACTTCGCGAAATTCGTCAGGGTGATATACGTCTTGAGCGATGCCTAGTTCGGCTGCACACTTTTTGAGCGCGTCGGTGGCCGCAGCCTTCATGTCGTTTCCAATCGACAAAGGCACATCACTTCCCTTGCGAAACATAATGTCTTTGTTGCCATACTGGGTCTTTACAATCGTGCGCCCGGCGCTTCTGCAAGTCAGCCTACCTTTAACGACAACTTCCTTGCATTCAATCATTACCTTTTCGTCAAGGATCTCAAAATCCCAATCCCAACCGAACATCAAGTTCAGGCATTTGCGGACATAACTTCCCGACACATAACTCCACTTTCCACCGCCTTTGGCTGGCCGTTGCTTAATATACTGAGAAGGCGTTTTCTTCAAAATAAATTGAAGCTGTTTGTCATTGAGGCTAACCTCCTGGCCTACTAAAGTCATGTCAGACTTCTTAATCAGCGCTACTTCGTTTTTATCCATTACTTCTGTTTTATTGTTTCCACAAATATATAATTATTTTCTTACGCATCAATACAAAGAATAGTTTTTGCGCTTTTTCGCAGCAAAGCCCCTGAATATTCCCAAGCATTGCACTTGATGCCGTTTACTTCGATTTGAGAAGTAGGTTCTTTTTGCGTGAAATGCGACACACGCGCACGAAAGTAGTTCTTCTTTTCGATTTTTTTGATTTGACAGTATTCGCTAACACTTACCCATTCGGTTACTTTAGTCATGATTTCAATTTTGATATTTGTTTTTGAATTTCGTTTCTTTCCTGAATTAAAGCTTCGATGCTAAGCTGCTTCAATTCTTCCTGCAATTCCTGCATTCGTTTTTGTATCTTAAGCTTTCGCCTCATCAGCTCATCGTTGAGGTTGTAATACTCATTTATATAATGAGCAGTTCCTTCGAGGATGTTATACTGCTGCATATTAAACGGCCTACCTTGCTTGTTCAGCAACTTCCATGTTGGTATCACCCGGTCGCGCGAGTTCATCACAGTAGCATGGTCGCGATTACTTACCCTTCCTATTGCATCAAGAGTAGCTTCTCCTTTAAAGTACTTCCAAGCAAAGTAGTGAAACAAATGCCTTGAGCGCACTACTTCTTGTTTTCTTGACTTGCTTTTTACCTCCTCTACTGTTACCGAGTTAAATTCGCAAATCAATTCCATTAATTCTTCCAGTTTCTTCATGTGGCAAATATAATATTTATTTCAAAAGTCATTCAAAAAATCCCAATATCCACCTGGACGCGGCTTTCTTCTTCCAAGCAACCAACTTAGCCAATGTGGTCGAGGCTTGTATTTTTTTTCGTTGATGCGCTTCATATGGCATTCTACGATGTTGCTAATTTGTTCTTCTGTCAGCTCTTCTGCGAGCGGCCTGAATAGTTCTAGCTTTTCTTTCATTCTTGTTGTTTTTAGGCGCGATGCGCTGTTATTGTCTACTTTTGGTTCACATATCCGACGTTGTAAGTAATACTACTGCTCGGCTATACTTTCAGCAATCGCTTTTAATAAGGATTCTGTATCTTCCATATCACATCTAAACACATCATTTTCGTGCGGATATACTTCCCAGTACGGTTGTCCATAGCACCCTAATCTATCGTAACAATCAAGATATATGCTTACACTTGCATTACCTTTTTTAATCTTAAATCTAACAACCGCACCTGCAAATGGTGGTATTACTTGCACTTGCCAGTCATTAGGGAATGTTATGTGTGGTATCTCACCGCACCACTTTTTATATTCCATTATTCTTTCTACTTCATAAACCTTATTAAAATCTTCGTATTCCATTTTATTATGTTTTTATTAATTAATTTTAGTTCTTTAATCCCGTACTACTTACAACAATGTATAAACCCCATTAAAACGAGGGTTTATACTCAACGTTATCGCAAATACTAGGAAAGCTCGTGTGCTATCCTTCTTTTTTCCTTGATAGCTTTATATTTTTCATAAGCTTCAGATTTAGGCTGCGTTTGTCCTAACCCTTTACAGTAGTAGTCATTTCGCAATATACATCTAGCCATTCTCTTCCAACTTGGAGCCCAGCACTTTACTTCTAGTTCATGAGGAGCCTCATCTGGAATAAATGCATACCCCCTTTTCTTCCATCCAACGATAAATTTTATAAAATTTTGCTTGTAATGTTGTTGCATGGTGACGGGAAGCGACTTTAAAAGATAATTAACATAGCTCTCCCATGTATGATTTTCGGGTTTAGTAACATCATTATAGCCATTTATATTACCTCTTTCGTTAATATACAAAGAACCTGAATTTACTCCACTAACTCTATTTAAAAGCTTGTACCATGTATTAGGCTCAAGAATATGATAAAGCCACAAACCCCTCTTCTGGTCATCTCCAAATGGCTGACAAAGCCTTTGATTGCTTAACTTCACTCCAGCCCTTGTCATCATGTCGTAAATAGTATTGTGAGATAAGTATTTATGTTTAGAGTGAAATACCCAAATATCCTCCGTTCTCCAATCGTATATAGGATAAACATTGTAAAGGTTTTTAGACACTAATGTAGTCCACTTGTGATTATCAAACATAAGCCCGCTTTTGTCAGAAACAATAGCTCTGTATCTATGAAGGCTTTCATCTGCTCTAATTCCAATAAAGCCAGCAGTCAAAGCACCTGCTGAATACCATTTCCCAAAAAGCACCATAAATTCTTCAAATTCCATTTTTGGAATGTAAAAATCATATTGGCTTAAATCAGATGCTTCATTTGGTTTATCTCTTACCCATATATCTTTATTCTCTTCATCCCAACAAACCCATTTAGGTTGAAAATCACTAACAGCATTACGAAGCAATAATTCTCCACAAAACCAGTGTAAATCAATATTATCTTTGTATTCTTCAACAATTTCTCTCACATGGTCTATTGTATTTTTATATTGAGCCTCTAAGTCTATTATTAATAGCCCAACCTTAACTCCCCTTTTTTTAGCTTCCGCCATTACTAGGTGTGTCATAACTGTTGAATCTTTGCCTCCACTAAAGCTAATATAGTATTTATCAAACTTGTCAAATACCTTACTAATTCTTTCTTTTGATGCTTCTAACACAGTTTTGTCTATGTAATTCTTTGTTGCCATATTAGTATAATTCTACTTGTCTCCCTTTCAATAGAGCCGTGTTAATATCTATTTCGTTTCTACCATTTTCCATAAGCCATTTATTAAGATAAATAAACGCCACTTCATTAGCTTCTTTTTGTTGTTCTTCAGTTAAATCAAACCAAGCACTACTATAAGCTGATGGGACTCCGCTATGATAACAAACAGCAGCTTGTCCGAGCCATGCAATTCTATTCATGCTGTTATTTGTAAGATAGTGTTCGCAAGAGTGTTTCCATTCGTTTATAACTTTTTCTAAAATAGATGCAAATAAATCTACATTTGATAATATTCTAACATATTCTGATTTACACTCTTCATTTGTTAGTCCTTGCTTTTTACTGTTGTAAAACCCGTATTTATGGCACTCCCATTTGTCGTATGTGTGAAAAATACGCGAACTATCACCTTCATTTGGTATTTTATATTTATCCATGTATTCATCAACATTATCACTAATTTTTTCGTATTCGTGAATAGTATCCGATGATTCCCACGCTTTGCTAAAATCGCTATCTGAAAATAAATGCTCTAGTCCAGATATTTGGCAAAGTCTTAATACTTCTTCTTCATCCATGCCTAGCTGTTTGGCAATTCTATGATTAGTCCAATTCCTATTTTTTAGCTCTATAACAATTTCGCTCATTGCGTCAACTTGATGCTTGCCTCTAGCTCTATTATGTCTAATAGTTGAAGCTATACGGTCATTTTTTCCAGCCTGCTCGCTTCTTATGTTAACGATAGGTAGATAGCCCATAATTCGCTTTGAAACTATTTTAGATTCTTTACCAACTCTATTTCTATGGAATCCATCAATAACCTCAATTTTTTCTTTATCGTCGTTTTCCCATGTAACAATTGGCTGTGTATAACCATCATTTATAATTGAAATTTCAAGCAATTCCATTTCGGGTGGTGCAACTTTATTTGGGTTGTAGTCATTTGATACTACATTCTCATTTAATACCCATTTAACGAAATCTACTGGCTCATTTTTAAATGGAGAATTAACATGAATAAACTCTCTAATTTCATTTATTGCATCAATTCTTTTTTTGATGCTGCCATTTTCAATCT